ATAACCGAGAAAAGTATGAGGGGATAGATTAGATGAGTGGTGCAGTAACAAGTAAACCTTTAGTAATTCCGGCATTCGTGCTCTGTCACAAATGCAACGAGCCTACGAGGGCAAGTAAAGAGCAGATGGTGATCATGCAAGCGAAAGTTACTACATGTACAAAATGTATAATAGAACTATTTAAGAAGCGTCAAGAGCAAAAGAACGATCTACTAAAGAGGTGTAAAAGTGAATGAAGAAGATATAAATATGATGAAGAATTTGGAAGCAAATTCACAAGAAGTAATGGATAGAGTTGAGGAGTTTAGTAAGTCCTTGATGATTGAATACAAATTAGATCATAAGGCTTTATGTGCACTATATTCGTATATCTTTGCTAAAGAATTTGTAAGATCTGGTATGCATGAAATAAATCTAGAATTTTCATTTAATCTTATTAGAATAAGCGTAGAACTTGGTAGGGGTGAAGGAAATGAGTAAAGAAATGAGTAATGAACTATGCGATGAAGTAAGCATGGAAGTGAATGGATTGATTACTACTTTAGTGGAAAAGCATGGACTATGCGATGGGGAAATAGCTGCGGTATTTTCGGCACATGTGGTAAAGCATTTTTTCCTTTCCGGCTTTAGTTTAATAGAATTCGATGACGCTATGAAAAAAGTCAGATCAGCCTATAAAGAAGTATTGGAGGGAAATTAAATGACTAAAGAATTAGAACATTTAGCAATCGGAGTAGGATTATGGGGAATTGCTTGGGGTCATGAAGGATTAGTCCAGTTAAGCGGATCTATGTTCTTTGGGTATGCTGTTAGTGGAGCTCTCTTAGTTTTTCGGCAATATCGTAAACATAAGAAGTTGGATAAAGAATTTGCAAGAAGATTGAAGGAATCAGAGGAAGAATTTCGTAAGGCTGTAAGAAACTTTGAAGAAAGGATGATGAACGATGATGATTGAGATAGACTATAACGAAGCACAAGCAATCTTGTTAGCTCTCAACTTTATAGGTGCTCCACATGCAGTTCAAGGATCTATTCCGCATAAACTTTTCGAGAAGATTGAAAAATTTGTTGATGAAATAAAGACAAAAGATTATAACGAAAAACTTAAACGATCCCGGGAATAATAATGAAACCTACGCATGATCCACTCGCTAAATGGTGTGAGGATGTCAAATCACTTGGAGACACTCTTAATAAGAATTTGGAAGCATTCCGGGAGAGTGTAGGACAGCAATGTGCCATCAATTCTGACATTGAGAAGCAGTTATCCTTCATTAGACGTAGACTTAAAAGACTAGAACATAAAGTACTTTTCGGAGGCAGTTAATGGTAAGTAGAGAAAATTTGCAATGTCAAATCATGGTATGCAGGGAGACACAAACTCCGGACGCGTTAATTTTAGATGGGTTGGTAGAAATTACTAATCTAATTGATTTTTTTTTAAAATATTTCACAAAGAAAGAGGAAGAAATGGACAAGAAAATGCATAAGATCACGGAGAAGATGAAAGTAGCCGATAAGGACCTGAAGAAAGGTAAGATTGCTACGGCGGGGAAAGTACTTCGTGATGCAGAAAAAAAGAACGAAAAGCTAGTTAAAGAGGACAAAATTGTACGTGATCCTCTGATTGCAAAGGCTAAGAAAGCAGGGATTAAGTAATGGAAGATTCCACTAGACATAGCGCAATTCCATCTAATGACATTCCACTTCCACAAGTAGAACGTGATGGTTGGTTTAAGATAGGCGATGTACCACCACAGAAAGCATTGCTTATGGTCTACGACCCTGAAAAGGACCATCCTTACATTTATTGCTACGAGCAACATTTGGAGGCTCTAATCAAGGAATGTCCAAGGGCTACGCATTGGAGAATACAAGCATTTGCGCCAAAGTTTTAGTTAGCTGGGATGCCAGAGTGGCTTAATGGGATTACTTACGGGCGAACTAGGCCACTAGATCTAACCTGACTTGTAATTTGCCCCTCACCCGGGCTTCGTTGGTTCAAATCCAACTCCCAGCGTTCGACTCATTAGCTCAAGTTTAGAGTCCCGCATTGTTGCCGGGCGATGGAGGTTCAAGTCCTTCATGAGTCATTATAGTTTCGTAGCTCAATTGGTAAGAGCAGTACTCTTATACGGTACCGGTTGTAGGTTCAAGTCCTACCGAAACTACCACGCATGTACCAAATTGTACAAGGCGTTTGGGGCACGCCTAATCCGCGTAGCCCTCTTTAGTTTTTATACACTTCGCAATGGCGGTGAACCTAGGTGAAACGTACAACGAGGTGTATATTTTTAGGTCATTTAATGTAATGGTAGCATGCCTTTCTCATCGTTAGGATGCGGTGGTTCGATTCCATCCGTGGCCGATCTACTAATTTGACATTCATTAGTAGATTTTAGTAATTACCAATTCGTTAGATATTGGTAGAAAATTGGTAGGTGACAAATGTTATGCGATAAATGTTGTTCTGCAATGCATAGGGAAATAAGCATTCTCGAGGGGAGAACAGTCAACATGTTGGCTTATGGTTGTGATAGTGAGAATTGCGATAGAGAATTGAGACAACGTTTAGAGGAATATACAGGTAATCAAATAGAAAAATGGCGCAGCGAAAGGAATAAATGAATTACTTCGGGTTGACAGCTAATTTGATTGATGCATGTATGTTAATCTGGGGAAAGACCGGAAAGTTTCTCAATGCTAGAGGTAATAGATTTTGTTTTCTTATAGACATTTCATGCCTTATGTATTGGTTTTATATGGATTTAAATAGAGGTCTATACTCTCAAGGTTGCAGTTGTATAGTATCAATAATAATTTGTATTTATGGGTTTATTAACTGGGGAAAGATTAAAAATGAGAAGAAATAGCGATATATCAGGAAGAACATTTGGTAGACTTAAAGTAATTTGCAAAGGAGAAATTCCGGTGAAAAGTGGAAATTACCCTTGGTTATGCCAATGTGCTTGCGGTAATTACAAGTACGTAATGAAAGGCCATTTGACTAAAGGTGATATCTTATCGTGTGGATGCTTCCGACGAGAAAGAAACACCAAATCAACATGGAGTTTCTGGAATGGATACCGAAGCAGCAATAAAAATAGAGCTACCTCTAAACTACAAATGTCGTCATTACCAAGAACCATTTTGGAAAGCTGCAAGGGATGGATACAAAAGATTCGTACTTGTCTGGCATAGACGTGCCGGAAAAGAAAAGACTTGCTGGAATTATCTTATCATGCAAGCATGTAAGCGCGTGGGTATCTACTACTATTTCTTCCCTCATTTCGGCCAAGGTCGAAAGATTCTTTGGGATGGAGTGGATAAAAGCGGATATAGATTATTAGATCACATACCTAAAGAACTAGTTGATGGAAACTTCAACGGAACTGAAATGAAGGTAAGGCTAAAGAATGGAAGTCTCATACAAGTTATTGGTACTAATAATATTGATTCTATCGTTGGTACAAATCCAATTGGGTGTGTATTTACTGAATACTCTTTACAAGATCCTACCGCCTGGACTCTTATCCGTCCGATTCTACGCGAAAACGGAGGGTGGGCAGTATTTAACTTTACGCCAAGAGGAGCTAACCATGGTAAAGAGATATTTGACATGGCTAAGCGTACTACAGATTGGTTTTGTCAACTTCTTACTGTGGAAGATACTGGCGTCTTAACTGAAGCAGATATTCAGAAAGAGCGCGACGAGGGAATGTCTGAGGACATGATCCAACAAGAGTACTATTGTTCATTTACTTTAGGGGTAGAGGGTTCATATTATGCAAAATACGTTCAAGATGCTAAAGACGAAGATAGAATCGGAAACGTCGCTTGGAATAAGCAAAGTAGAGTCTATACTGTCTGGGACCTGGGCTACGGGGACAGTACATCAATTATCTACTATCAGGTTATTGGAAATGCAATCCATGTCATTGACTACTATGAATCGCATGGAGAGGGATTGCCTCATTACGCGCGAGTACTTCTTGATAAGCCGTACATTTACGGAGATCATTACGCACCACATGATATCGAGTCCCACGCTTTTAGTAGTGGTTTATCAGCAAAAGAGGTTGGATCTTCCTTGGGAATCAAATTCACAACCCTTCAGACGCTTAAGTTACGAATTGAAGACGGGATCGAGGCTTTACGCGGTATTTTCCCTAGGATGTACATTGATCAAACAAAATGCAAAGATTTGCTCAAATGCTTAGAAAACTATAGAAAAGAATTCGATCCTAGACTAGAAGTGTACAAAGAGCGTCCCCGGCATGATAAGTATTCGCATGGGGCAGACGCAGCCAGATATATGGCTATTGCTGTAAAAGTGTATGTTGACAACCGTCACGAAGGCGTGAGCGATAAACAAGCGGATAATTGGTATTATGAAAATAACCCAAGGTTTGATTGATGAAAATAGAAGTAATTTTGAAGCCATGTCCTTGGTGTAGACAAACTCCGGATATTTGGATGCCGATTAGTGAACCGACTTGGTGTTGGAAGATTCTATGCATGAACTTAGATTGTAATATGAGACCTTCCAGTCCCCATGTGGCTATAAGAAATACTACAAAGAAAAACTTTTATCAATTTCACAATAAATTAGAAAATCTTGCTTTTTCTTGGAATGGAGGTAATCCTTTCAGACCTTATGAGATGAAGGTGATAGATTTAAAAGAATTACCGGAATTGGCTAGCTTAAATGAAGGTGCAGAATATTTATGTAATAGAGATCCTTGGTTCAAAAGAATAGATGCAATTTAAAAAGGAAACATATGGAAAATACAATTAAAATAAAAAGCTCCCTATGGAGCTGGTTTTGGGCATACACAGCCTTCATTTTATCTTGGACGGTAAATAAATCAATCGGATGGGGTATTTTCCATTTCATTTTTTCAGGAATTTATGTACCTTACTGGTTACTTAGATATAGTCCTATTTGCGAAATGATTAGTAATTTTTGTGATTTATGAAATGGGTAAGTAACGGAGATCCTCCTTTATATGTTAGAGAAGGGGATACATGGTATAATCAAAAGGATAAGATTACATATGTAGTTTATGTAGATCAAAGAACATGGGTAAATTTAGATCGCCCAGGGTTGATTGAATTTCCGAAAAAGACGAGGATTTTTACTTAATGACAGCTCCAATCAATGAAAGTAAGACATTTTCACCTTTAATAAAGTGCGATACCTGTTACATGTTTAAGGAAAAGACTTACATAAGAAACATTGACCAAAGGTTAATGAGAATATGTAAAGAATGTCTAGATATTTTAGTAAGAAATCAACAAAGTAAAACGCAGATAAAGAACAAGAAAGTAAAGATGAAAAGTCCACAAGAAGTAAATCACCAAACCTGGGACATGTAATGGAATATCCTAAGATACATTCGTTGTATAAAAGACATGGCTGGTACTTCGATCAAGATAAGAAGAAGTCTCCGGACTATCAAAAAGGTAGACAATCTTTTATAGTTGGTGACTATGCCGAGCCCGAGTTTGGTAACATTAAAAGATGGCGAATAGATGAAAAGATTGATGGTACTAATATTCGTATTTTTTGGGATAGAGATGTAGCAATGGATGGACCACTAAATGTAAGATTTGGTGGTAGAACAAAAGATGCACAAATTCCTTGTCACTTACTTGAATATTTACAAAATCATTTCACTAAAGAAAGATTAGAAGCTGTTTTCCCTTTTGATACTGCAACGCGTGGAGTTCTTTTTGGTGAAGGATATGGTCCAAAAATACAAGCCTGTGGTGGAAATTACAGAAAAGAATGCGGTTTTATACTTTTTGATGTTAATATTGGTGGATGGTGGCTAAAAAGGGAAGATGTTAAATCTATTGCTGATCAATTGTTAATTCCTATGGTACCGGATTTAGGCATTATGACCGAGGAAGAAGTGGTAGAATTTGTTAAATCTAAACCATTGAGTCAATGCAGTATTACTCCTCATGTTATGGAAGGTGTGATGTGCCGATCTGAGCCATTAATGCTCTTTCGAAATGGTAAACCAATTCAATTTAAACTTAAATGTAAGGAATTTTAATGCTAAAGCCAATAAATGACTACATAGTAGCTAAAAAAGTAGAAGAAACCAAGAAAGGAATGCTTATTCTTAGGGAAGAAAAGTTTAATGTGATCTATGACGTTTGCGCAGTTTCAAATAACATTGAAGATGTGAAAGTAGGGGACAGAATTATGATTGAAAAGTATCAATTTCAACAGATTGACATTGAAGATGAGCCTCATTTTTTGATTAACATCAAGCATGTACTTGGTATTATTGAATGAGTAAACTTAAAGTCTTCGGAGATCACGAAGAAAATACATTGGCTCAGATGAAAGTAATCTGCGAGGATGAACGCGTTAAACATGCCGTTCTTTGCGCAGATGGACACCTTGGATATTCCGTCCCTGTTGGTGGCGTTGTAGCCTATGAAGGCATGATCAACGTTAATGGGGTGGGTTTTGATATTGCTTGCGGAAATAAGGCCGTCTTGACCGATTTAAAAGGTCTTGAAGTTAGAGCGAATATCTATAGAACAATGAATGAAGTTCAGAAACACATAAGTTTCGGGATTGGGAGAAAGAATAATGAAAAAGTCGATCATTCAATCTTCGGAGATCCAATATGGAGTGAAATTGAATTGCTTAAAACTCTTAAAGATAAGAGTATGGCGCAATTGGGGACAGTTGGAAGCGGAAACCACTATGTGGATATCTTTACAGATGAGCTTGATAGGATTTGGATTGGCGTTCATTTTGGGAGTCGCGGTCTCGGTCATAGTATCGCTACTCATTTCATAAAAGCTGGAGGGGGAATAGATGGAGTCCACGCAAAGCCAGTTATATTTGATGAAGATTCAGACCTCGGATGCCAATATCTTAAGTGCATGGAACTTGCTGGTCGATATGCTTATGCTGGGAGAGATTGGGTTTGCGACAGAGTTGCGAAGATATTGCGCGGGAATATCGTCGAGGAAGTACATAACCACCACAACTTTGCATGGAAAGAAAGCCATTTCGATAAAGAGTACTGGGTCATTAGAAAAGGATCAACTCCTTCTTTCCCAGGTCAAAAGGGATTTGTTGGAGGCTCTATGGGAGATATATCAGTTATCCTCGAAGGAATCGAAGGAAGTGAATCGAGAAATTCACTTTACTCTACAGTCCATGGAGCAGGACGTGCAATGGGAAGAAATCAAGCCAAAGGAAAAGTCAATAGAAGAACCGGAGCTAGAATCTCTGATGGGCTTGTCTCCCAATCAGCGCATGATGAATGGATTAAAAGAATTGGGGTGGAAATTCGAGGAGGGGACCTAGATGAATCACCCTTAGCATATAAGCGCATCGAGAAAGTTTTAGATTGCCATAAAGACACAATTAAAATATTACATACATTAAAGCCTATTGGTGTCGCAATGGCAGATTCTCGGGTTGTTGATCCCTGGCGCGATTAGATTTGTTTTTATTCCTTGTTCATGTTATAATAGATTAACATTACAAGGATTAAGTATGCCTTATTTAGGTTTTAAAGGCCCTCATACGGATGAAACAAAAGAAAAAATTGCGTTAAAACTCAAGGGGAAAAGACCGGGCGGTTTTAATATAAAAATTGAATGTGAATACTGCAAAAATCAAATTGCAAAACCTAATTTAAAAAGACATCAAATCTCATGTAAAAGACTTTATGAATGTTTGCATGTTTTTCCAGATGGGATTTCCTTGGTAAAACTTAAACATATGAATATTTGTTTAAGAGGTAAGTATAAAATAGATATTTACGATTATGTTTGTATGCATGAAAACCAAAATGGAAAATGTAAAATTTGTCAAAAAAAAGAATCTATTTTATGTATTGATCATTGTCATTTAACTAATAAAATAAGAGGGCTTCTTTGTAGACATTGCAATCTTATATTAGGAAAATGGAATGATAATATTGAAATTTTTGAATCTGCCATCAAATATTTAAAAGACGACCCTTATAAGGATTAATTATGACAAGTCCATTTACAAGACCAAATGATACTTCGACTGGCGGAGCAGGAGGCGGAGGATGCGGCGGTTATTCGCAAGGTTCCGGTAGAGTTTCAGTACAAAACCCTCCTCGCGCTCGCCCTTTTCCTTGGCCTTATCCCGCTTCTGCTACTCAAGGTGCAGTTGGGGGAGCTGGAGGAAGTGGGCGCGTTAGCGTTCCTATAACACCTTGGTATCAACCATTTAAACCTTACTGGCCCTATGCCGTCCCTGATCAATACTATCGAGGACTACCAACCAATCCTTTGAGGTCTTGATGTCTAATTCAAAATACATGAAACACGGAAGATTTTATGCCTAAAGGAATGATTTCTATACCAAAACTACCTTCTCCAGTACCAAGATCTCCAATGAGTCCTATTGGAGTGATGAGTCCTTTTGTTCCTTCACTAAGAATACCTTACCCTTCAGGTCAAGTACCTCCGGTACAAAATGTCACGCCATGAATGAATGGAAACCAAAATGTATTTCATGCTTAGAAGAAATTCTAGATAATCAATGTTATTTTCAAGGATTTATCATTCCTCCCGTAGATGAATTTGGTGAAAGAAAATTTGGTTGCGCTCCAAATCATTATTATTGTCAAAATTGCACGAAAAAATTTCCTCATTATTTTTCAAATAATAATTGATGACAAATTAAAATTTTATCTTGTATAATGGGGTTAATCTCATTCAAGGTAAAATAATGTCAAGTCCGATGTCTGATTATTCTAATTCTCAGGATTCAACCGAGTTTTTAGAGCATTATCGCAAAGAAGTTATAAAAAACGATCCTCGATTAGAGTTCCACCAAGATATCATTAAAGACTTCGGAGAATCCTATGAGCGCTCTTATCAATTGTGGAACACGTTTTATGCCGAAGCATATAAAGACCTCTCTTATTATCTCGGCAATCAATGGTCGCTTGAGGAACTTGCCTATCTCAATAATCAACGTAGATCTTCATTCACTTATAACAAAATTCGTAGACTTATCAATCTCGTCCAGGGATATCAAAGAAAAAATAGATTAGCTAGTATTGTAAGTCCAATTGAGGGTTCTTCTGAAGCTACAGCAAAACAGTTTACCGATGTAATGCAGTATGTAATGCAAGCTTCTGATGGTTACGAAGCTATAAGCGATGCTTTTAAGGGTGCTTTGACTACGGGTATCTCGTTTCTCTCGCCATATATCGATTATCGAAATGATCCGGTTTCCGGTGATATCAAATTTCATCGAGACGACTGGAATGCCGTAATCTTAGACCCCTTCTTTACTAAACGCGATCTATCTGATTGCTCTTTCTTAGCTAGAAGAAAATACCTTTCTAGAACTGAAGTAATTTCACTACTTCCAGATAAGGAAGATATAGTCAAAGCCCTACCTTGGGGATCACGAGACGACAAATTTACTTACATGCCCTATGCGCGTCAATGGGGTATGCAAAAACTACTAAACTACAATGAATACTGGCGAACTAAGTGGGATATTAAAGATGTGCTTGTTGATATGGTTACTGGTGAGACACGCGAGTGGGATGGGGATAAGAAACGTCTGCAATTATATCGCGAATCTTTTCCTCAAATTGAAGTCATGCGTAAACCAGTCAAATCGGTCGAGCTAGGCATTATTGTTGAGGGAGAGCTACTCTACTACGGTAAAGACCCATTTGGCCTTAACGACTACCCTTTTGTGCCTTTCATGGCAATATGGGAACCATCCTACGACCTCTTTAATTGGAAATGTCAATCTCTAGTAAGACTGCTTCGTGACCCGCAGACCGAAATAAATAAACGACGATCTAAGATGGTTGATATGTTGGATTCTCAATTGAATTCGGGATGGATCGCCAAGACAAACTCAGTAAGCAATCCTACTTCTTTGTACAAATCCGGACAAGGGCAAGTGATCTTCCTTAAACCCGAAGCTCAAATGACAGATGTACAAAGATTGAACTCACCTGGTATCGATGCTTCAATGTTCCAATTAGAAGCAGAATTCGAAAAAGATCTATTCGATATCTTAGGTTTAAGTCCTGAAAACGTTGGTATGGCAGAGAATGAGAAGATCGAGACTGCCGGAGTACTTGCCAAGGCAAGACAAGCTGCTGGCTGGGTACCTATGCAGGATGTATTTGATGGACTTAGAGAGTCACAAAAACTACTAAGTAGAAAAGTACTTAAACTAATGCAATTGAACTTCACTCCAGAGAAAATCCAGCTCATTACTAAGGAAAAACCTACCGACGAGTTCTACAGTAAGATCTTTGGTCAATATGATGTTTCCGTTGAAGAAGGTGTACTTACCGATACTCAACAACAATCTCAATTTATTCAACTTTCTGCACTTAAATCGATGGGAGTCAACATTACCGATGAAGACCTTATTAAAAACAGTAGTTTACATGATAAGAAGCCTATGGAAGAACGTCTTAACGCTGAAAGACAAGCTGCTATGCAGGCTCAACAAACTCAGACGATGCAAGCGATGCAACACCAAGCCGTCCTTACAGACTCTATTAATGCGAAAGCCTTATCCGATCAGTCATTGGCTGCGGAGAGAATGGCTAAGATCCAACTTGATCAAGCGTTAAATGCCGAAAGAATTAGCCGTGCCGAAGAAGAAAGAACTGCGAGCGCTCTAAATCTAGTTAAGGCAGTTAAAGAACTACAAGGTATGGATCTAGACCAATTGATTAAGAAGATTCAAGTACTTAATGGTATCGAAATGAATCTTAAAGCAGATGAAAGGCAAGAAAAAGTAGATAATGGACAAATCCCTAATATGCCTTCACCTACTAAGGCACAAGACGAACTAAAGCAATCACAACAGCAAAACTCCGAAGCAGCCTAACAAATTAAAATAATTTATATAGGAATTATTTTGCTTATTGTGTAAAGTAAAAATTTTAAAGTTAACATACAAATAGAGGCACATATGAGACGCGAAGAAGTAATTTTGGACTGGCCATCAAGCGTTCACCCAAGCGAATCCTATAGTAGACAATTAGATCTCAAAGTACTCGCTCAAGAGAAACCTTATGGATATGAAGCCTCGCCTCCTCCAGCCGATACCGGAGATTTTGATCAAAGACGGCTAGAAAGTAACAAGCAATACGGAATGAAGAAAGGCAGAGCGATTTAATGGAAAAAGTAAAGATTGCAAAAAATAAATCCATCCCACGCGGTGAAGAATCAAAAATGAAGAAGAAACCGGGTGGTTCTAATGTTGGGAAGTATAAAGATGTTTCGGAATTCGCCGGAAAATCGGGCGGTGCTCCAGCCGGTTCCTATCCCATCAATACAAAAAAACGTGCCAAAGCTGCCTTAGCTTATGCGCATAATGCTCCGAAACCATCTGGAATAAGAGCAGCCGTACATAAAAAATATCCCGATTTGGGAAGTAAATAGAGGTCTATATGAAAAAAGCACACGGTCAATATGAACGCGAAGTTGAAAAACCATCTTTGCCTCATGAAGGTCATATGTTGCACGGGATGGGTTGCCACGAATTTAAAGGTGAAGCCGATCCAATCGCCTACGGTCAAGCTGCTGGCGAAGGTTGCAAATCCGATATGAAAAAGATCCATAGTCAAATGAAAGAATATCATTGGGACTAGGTGAATAATGGCTACTGAAATTGGAGAAGCACGCGAGAAGTGGGGAATGGATGTCATGAAAATGGCTGAAGACTTCGCCAACAAAATGAGCAAGGAAGTGCGCCCGTTTTACATCGTCTATGCCTGCAAATCAGATAAAAGCGATGGCAGTGTCTTTAGACAAGCATTTAAAGCTTATTATGACAGACCTCCAGCAATCCTAGGGATTCTGGTTTGGTATGTCAATCATCCGTTAGGTCAATTTGATTTCGTACCCGAACTCTCTGCGCCTCCGGATATTCCAATTGACCCAAGTCTCCTTTCAGATAAAGCGTCCGACGCGTCCGAGAGAGTAGCAGGTCAAGGGAAAAAACTTAAAATTTTGATGTCCTAACTGAGCGCTTAGGCGCAATCAATCATGGAGCAATATGTCTGTAGATATAGATATGAAGAATTTAACGGGCGCCGAGTTCGGTTCTGACGCCGGGAACCAAAGTGTAGATACGAATTCCTACCACGATGAAACGGGGGAATACCCGGTTTACAAGGAACTTCTTGAGCCTGAAGTAAAAACACAGGTTGACGAAATCCCAGAGAAAACCGAGCAGAATCCACAAGCGGAAAACTTTCGCGCGTTTCGTGATGAAGTCGATCGAATGAAAGCAGAAAGGGAAACCGAGAAGCGTGACTTTCAACAACAAATTGAACTTTTACGCGCAAACTTAGCCAACAAACAGAGTCAACCACCTCAACCGGAACGCAAGTTCTTAGATGGGATGAATGACAATGACGTGCCAAACGTTGCAGAACTTCGCAAGGAGTGGGAAGAACGTGAGTCATCGTACAAGGCAAGACTTGAAGAAATGCAAGTAGCTCAAGAACACCCCGACTATGCAGAGGTAATCGAAAAGTTCGTCTTACCTCTAGTTAAACAAAAACCTCATCTAGCCGAGGGCCTAAGAGGAGCTAATAACAAAGCGTTATTTGCTTACGAATTAGGCAAAATGGCCCAGCAAATGCAGGAAAGACAGACTCAACAGATGCCGAGCAATGCTTCTTCGAAGCCTAACGAAAATGCTCAGAAGATGGTCGAGAACGCTAAGAAACCAAGAACATTGGCGCAAGCCGGTGGACAAGGCGCCTTAAGCCAAGCCGATCACTTTGCGACTATGTCGGATCAAGAATTCCTGAAATTTGCAAGCCGTAACCTCGACTCGATCTAAAACACGAGATTAACATGGCAATCACAGGACTAACACAGTTGCCTCCAGAGGTAAGAACTTATTTCGATAGACTCTTACTTACTCTAGCGCGACCTTATTTTATTTATGACCTTTTTGCACAGAAAAGACAGATTCCAATGAACTCTGGAGACCAAATGGTTTTCAGACGTTATGGTACTCTGACCGCTGCTACAGTGCCTTTAACAGATGGACAAACTCCTCCAGGAGACCAATTATCTGTTACAGACTTTAAAGCCCAAATTCAATGGTACGGATCATTTACGACTATTACGGACCAGGTCCAATATGTCGTCCAGGACCGTGTGTTGAATGAAGCAACTAAAGTTTTAAGTTTACAATTAGGATTGACAATCGACACCCTAATTAGAGACATGATGGTTTCTACAGCTTCTACTATTGCCTGTAGCAATGGTTTGAACGGTAATACTCCAACTGAGATCACTGATGCAGATATACAAACTGCTGTTATTGCTCTTAGACAAGGTAATGCAAGACTTATGACTAACCCACTTCCTGGGGAAAATAAGTTCGGTACAGCACCCGTTAGGGCTTCTTACTGGGGATTCATGTCTGTAGATATGCAAGCGGACCTTGAGGCTGTTTCTAGCTTCATCTCAGCAGCTAACTACCCTAATCCTATGAATGCATTAGAGGCCGAATGGGGTTCTACACGTAACGTAAGATGGCTTTTGAATACAAATGGTTATTCAAATGGTGCTTCACCAAACGTCTATTCTTCATTCATAATGGGTCAAGAGGCCTATGGTGTTGTTAGATTAGGTGCTAAAGAAGCCGAGTTTATTGTGAAGCCTTTAGGTGCTTCCGGAACTGCTGACCCGTTGAATCAAAGAGGTACATGTGGATACAAGTATCCGTTTGCTACTCGTATTTTGAATGACAACTGGATTACACGCTTAACAAGTACGCTATAAGGAGGACCTAATGGCTATTACAAAAAAAGGTACCCTTACAGTGGGTACAGGTGGAGTTGCTCAGAATTTAAACCTAGGTTTCGTTCCAAGCTATATCCTCTTAGAAAACAAAACTAAAATCGTAGCTAACACCAATGGCGTTCAAAAAGTCGAGTGGTGGAATGATATGGTTAACGGTTCTGCTTACATCTACACAATGACAGCCGGAGCGCCTGTATTAACTTACACAGCGACTAACGGTATCACTCCTTATCAGACACCACAAGGTACGGAATTCGTTCCTATCTCTGGTCTTCCTGCTGGAGCTGTCAACACTAACTTGACAATCACAGGTATTAGCAAAGCTGCTAATGCAAGTATCACAGCAACTCATGCTTTCACAGCAAGCGATGTTGGCGTTACTACTGTTGGTTTCCATGGTGTAGTTGGAATGAATCAGATCAACACTCTAACCGGTGTTATCCAATCTGTGACTAGCACGACTTCATTCACAGTAAACATTAACTCAACCAATTTCTCAACTTATACAAGTGGTGGAATTGCAAACGTTATTACTGGTGAACCTCCAACAACTCAATATGGATTCCAGGTGATCAATACACCTCTATCCAATAGCTCTATAATCGGTATCACTCTTGGTACCACAATTATGGTGACTACAGGTGACGTATGGCAGTACCTAGCAGTTCTAGATGCTGACTTTACAAGCCAATAATAATAACTGGCTCGGGAGGTCTAATCTTCCGAGCCTTTTTTAAGGAATAAAATGACATCTAATGCCGTCCCTCCTTCAGTTACTCCTCCTTCACCAAATGAATGGCCAGAAACGATAGAGACGATAACAGGCATTAATAACGACTCACAAGCAAAGATCACTTGCCCAAACCATGGCTTTACCTCCTCAGATGTTGGAATCACTTCCATCATGGTCAAACAAGTAATAGGAATGTTGCCAATCAATGGACTACCGGGACTCATTCAGCAAGTCATTGATGTAAACAATTTCATAGTAAACATAAATACAACGAACTTCCCGATTTATAGATCTGGTGGAGTTATTAGCATCCTAACCGGACAACCTCCGGTAGAACGACAAGGGTTTCAGTATTTCAATACTCCCTTTCACAATATCGCATAAAAATTGAGGAATTATGGCACAAAAAAAAAGTAAACTCAACCAAGCTAAGTCTGAAGTAATCGAAGAAAATATTCTACTTGAAACTCCAAACTTTGCTCTCCCAGATGAAAAAAGCGGAATCGTATTCGCAACTCATATTCCTGAAATGAGACGAGTAGTTTTCTTAAATGGTAGAGATCCTGGTATCTCACTTGATTTCCATTACGCAAGTAAAACTCATCCTCTAAAGCAATATACATTGCATCACGGTCAAGAAGTAGATCTTCCGGTGGAAGTTATTGAACATTTAGAGAACTGCGCCGAGAAAGTATATGCCTATCGTCAAGGTTATACAGGACATCCCGAAATGTATGTCAAGTCACTTAAATATATCTTCCAATGTAAAAATGCTAAGAAAGCTGCTTAGGTGATCAATGGGTTGGCAAATTGCGGATATCCGAACTAAAATACGTGCTGTAACTGGTCGTCCAAGCACAGACCAAATTACAGATGCACAACTTAATAATTACATTAATAATTATTATGTTTTCACAATGCCTTTTGAACTTAAAGAGCAGATAGAAAATAACTATCTGAAGTTCACTACAACTCCAGGCGTTGACGTATATTCTTTTCCAGGAGGTTATTTTACCGATTCTCCCGGAGCTTATGCAGATGGATTTCCGCTCGTTTTCTACCAAGACCCTGACATCTTTTTCCAAGATTGGCCTCAGCAATATGCAGTCGATAATATCGCAACTGGTAATGGAGCTATAAGTAATTTTAGTGGGGGTCTGCAAAACCCACCAATCATTACTGGAACTCTGTTTATTGCTGCGGACGATCCCGGAGGAAATCAGCAATTAATCAGTGATATAGGCGTAGTATCACCAAATGTATTTCCAAATGGTACATTGAGTGGACCGGGAGGTGTAGGAACCATTAACTACTTAACAGGGGCTTATAGTGTTACTTTTAATAATCCTCCCGCATCTACAGCTGTTATCTATGCGAAGTATCAAGGTTATTCAGGAAACCGTCCTCAAGGCGTTCTTTTCTTTCAGAATACTTTTACTTTCCGAAGTGTTCCGGATCAAGCCTATGCCATCCTAATGCAGGGATTTATCAAGCCTTCATTGCTTAATGATGATGCAACAGCTGGACCAATCGTTTTGACTCCTCTACAAGAAGAATGGGGGCCTTTGATTGCTTATGGTGCTGCTCTAGAAATCTTCGAAGATAGTGGGGATACAGAGAACTATGATCGATACTTCCCAGTATTCAAAAGGTATGAAAATGTAGCTCTAGGTAGAACAATCCAACAATATACTTCTGAACAATCAGTCCCGAGGTTTTAATGACTTATTTACCAAATATTCCTCTTGGAACAGACAATATTAGCGTTTCTGCTGGGCAAATAAACACAAACTTTACTCAGTTGAATGCGCTAATGGGTTCAAATGCCACAGCGGACCATTACGCTTGGAACGATGCCACGTCTGCTAATCGCGCTCTACATAAGCAAACTACTTTTCCGATTCCTAGAGCCGATCCCGTTGGTTTAACTGGTACTCAATCTATGTTTTATCCTAAGAGTGTAGGTGGAGTTGCGCAAGCGTTTTTTGCTAATTCTGCTGGAACAACTCAGATTTCTGGAGGAGCAACAAATATTACCACAAATGGAGGGATAGATTTTCCTCAAGGTGCAAGTATTCGATGGGGAGCTTTTACATTCTCGGGGACTTCAACGGTAGTTAACTTCTCCCCAACTATGCCAACAACTACATATTCGGTAGTAATTACCCCCATCAATACCGCTGCTATAAGTACTGGTTTTAGAGTTTCAACAATCACGCAAAGCAGTTTCACTGTGAATACGGCCGGTGGGTCTGTGACGAATGCAAGTTTCTACTATATAGCAATGGGGAGTTAATGCAACCCTTCTTAATTGGCGAAGCTAAAACAGGTCTTTTCAACTATCTCGAGCCATGGCAAAGACCATTGGACGCTTTCGAGCCTCTAGATAATGCCTTCGTTTACCGAGGATCAATTCAGAAAAGAGCGGGTTTCTCAGTGTTTGGTAGAATGCCTTATGAAGATGTAATCGCTGTTGGTAATGGAGGAATGAACTATAGCGGTACACTTCTTACCGTCCCAATATCTCCAGGCTCTCTAGTTATCACAGATGGAATTGAGACTTTCACTGACACAGGTCTGGGTACTTTAACTAGAACGCCTGTTTCAGGCGGAACGAATACAATTAACTACACAACCGGTGCTTGGTCGATTCAGTTCAATAATAATGTCACGGCAGGTACTTTAATCACCGCTTCTTATGTACCTCAAACTACATCCCCAAGAGCTATCATGGGTATCAAGATGTGGACTAATGAAAGTACCGGCGGTTACAAGTCCATTATTATGGACACTCGCAGAGCTGCTGAATATGTTGATAGCACTCAAACTTACATTCCTATTAATGGAGTAAGCCAAGTTATCTACCAAGGAGACGGGACAACTCCCACTATCACAGTTGGCACAGGATGGATTGCTTTAGCTCCTTATACTTCAGGTCTTGCCCCTTTTTCAATTTCTATCACAGATGGAACGTCCACTATAACAGACGATGGGGCAGGAAATTTAAGTGCTTCCGTAAATTTCGCAGCTGGTGGTACGGTTAATTATACGACAGGTGCCATTCATTTAGTTTTTACCTCAGCTCCCGCCATTACTGTTTCGATTACATTAACAGCAACATTGACCGGTGATTACTTCACAGGAACTACGTCTAACTTCTTCAATGCTATCAATTGGCAAGGACAGATGTATATGACGAATAATGTTGATCCCATTACACTTTATAATGGATTAACCACTCCCGGGACTCTTAGCCGTCCACCATTTTCCATCACGCAAGCTAACCGCGCAGCATTCATTAACAATATCGGAACTTGCCTTGACATCGACGTTTATAAGAATAGGATTCTCGTTCAAAGACCCATCATTATTAATGATGGTGCTGGTAACGGTCTCGCTCCTCAAAGTATACGTTATTCCGCCATTCTTAATCCTACAAATCTCGTAGCGGACGTGGCCGGAAATGGAGGAGAACTCTCGGCACCTACTGATGATTTTATCCAAAGCTCCGAGTTCTTGCGAGATCAACTCATAGTCTTCTTCACTAATACTACCTGGACTTTTAGGTATACTGGATCGGATTTCGACCCCTTTAGGTGGGATAAGATTAATGCCAGCAAATCCACAAGTGCGCCGTATGGTACCATTGATTATGATGAAAGAGTTACAGCGATGGGTAGTAAAGGTCTCATTGCTTGTGACGGTGTCAATGTCCAACGCTATGACGTTTCGGTTATTGACCAATTCTTGGATATTAATCAGAATGCTTTTCCTCAATGTTTTGGTCTCCGTTTTGATACTTTAAATCAATCTTGGATGTTATATCCTTCCATGGAAAATAACGCAAGTCTTTCGGATAAAGTGTTAGTTTACAATATCATTGAAAGCACATGGGCAACCTATTCTTTACCTTTATCTTGTCTAGGTCTTTACTTCATTTCTAGAGATGTTACATGGAATGATTTCGCGGTTGGTACTCCTTTAGGGACTGCATATCCCAATTGGGATTCTGCTGATATTCCATGGAATAACTATCTTACTCAAGGAAGAGCGCCAACTTTACTTGGAGGCAGCTTCAACGGTTACATCTACCAAATGAATCAAGGTGAAACCGATAATGGAGTTAACATTACTTCAAATATTACTTCGGCTAAGTGGAATCCATTTTCTACAATCGGTCAAAAAGTTCAATTCGGTTGGATAGATTTTTACTATGAAATAGAGCCAGAACCTCCAACAAATCCGGCTGTTATTACGCTTACATTTTATACTGACAATACTAATTCAGTGACAGCACAGAGAACCCTTACTTTAGATGGCCCTGTTGGATCTACTTCAGCCATGAAAAGAATCTACATCAATAATATTGGTGAGTTCTTAAAAATGAACATGAATTCTAGTTCTACAGCTACATTCAAGATATTCGGAATGGTACTTTGGGCTAAACCTTCTGGTAGGTGGACTCCATGAGTAATAGTAGAACGATGGTATTTTCTACTTTACCACCAAACACAATTGTTCCGGAAAATTGGGATCTATTTATCCCCTACCTAAATAGGCTTTATGAAGATATTGCCTTCACGGTAAACGATAAAGATAACAACTTCTATCCCATTTCGATTACATCTACTCCACAAAATATTGTAAATCTCGCCAATTTTGGAGCTTTCATCATTTGTGTTAGCGGAGAAGACTCGACATTGCCAACATTGACGGCAAGTCTTTGCAAATCAGACTTCAATGCTTCAGGTTCTATTGCTGTTTTAGGATCACAAGTGGGTACAGGCGCATGGGCTGGAAATGCATTAACCATTACATCAACAGCTACGAACTTTCAAATCGCCCATAATCGGACAGGCGTTACGGGTAATTTTAACATTAGAATAATTGGAACGCAATAAGGAGACTATATGTCTACAGCGACAACAGATGAAGAAAACATGTTGAAAAAAGATGAAAAAATCAACACGTTAAGTTTTGTTAGATTGAAAATACCTAGACTTATCCCAATCGAATTAATCGAATCGGTAAAAGGAAGAACTTTTACAACAGAGGAATTCTATGTTTATCAAGAGAATCAAGTTCGTAACCCACAAAACTTTCTATACGTCCTCATTGATAAAGAGAATAAAATACATGGCTACATGTGGGCAGAACTCAATAGCCTAGATGGATCTCTTTTTGTTAATACCTTTTCGATTGAAAAAGAATACTGGGGAAAAGGGACTGCAATTCCAAAGGCTATTAAACTTATTGAGCACCTAGTCTTAAAGTCCAAAGCAAAACGCGTTTTCTGGGTAACCACAAATGAAAAATTCTTCATCAAACATAACTTTAAACGTTCAAAAAATGTTTTGATGGAGTACAATCTAAATTAAAGATTATATAGGTGAAATATGGGTCAATCCAAGGGTAATGGTTACAGCCAAGTACAAACGGTCTCTCCGGAATTAAAAACTCTACTCGATCAAATGCTAGGAAGTGCCGGTGGAAATCAAAATGCTGCTGCCGACGCTTATAAGCAATTCCTGCCAGGTGGAGGAGGTGGCGAAGCCTATGCGAATGCTGCAACCGAAAGATTTAATCAACAAACAGTTCCCGGGATCATGAATCAATTTGGAGCCGGCTCTAAGACTTCTAGCGCTCTCAACCAAGCTTTAGCAGCTGGTGGAGCAAATCTTAACTCCGACATCGCAGCTAAGATGGCAGAATATGGATTGACAGCAGCTAATGGTTTGGGTAATTTGGGAACAAATCAAGCTCAATTGGGTTCAAAAGATCAAACTGCATTAGTTCAAAACCAAATGCCTTTCTGGCAATCAGCCTTACTTCAATTGATTGGTGGTGGTGGTCAAGCAGCTGGAGCATATTTAGGAAGACCAAGTTCCGGAACTGGAAATGCTTTACAAGGCGCAACAGGTCAAGTAGCAAAAGGAGCCTATTAATGTCTAAAACGAAAAAAGATACTTACAACACTCAATTCAAAGGTGGTTACTTTCCTCAAGAAAGAGCCGATGAATCTACACGAGTTAATGGAAGAGAGCCAGATTCTCCCTCTAAGCAAAGAAAAAGAATGGGTGTAGCCCTAGGTGCACAAATGCAAGCGAATCCCGGAATGGCTGGAAAGAACGATTATTCTCGAAAAGGTAGGTAGAAATGGTACAAATTCTTCCCGCAGTCCAAGGGTTTGGAGAGAAATTAGCCGAGGCATTGGGTCAAGCTGGATCTAATGTCACTAAGGGTTATTTTCAAGGACAAGATAGAAAAAAAGCCGAAGGTCTTCTTGGAATATTAAATGACCCTAATTCTTCTCCGATTCAAAAAGTCACTGCCTTTAGTCAACTTCCCGAGGAGTACCAGAAGCATTCGGGAAGCGCCTTTGCTACAATTTTGAATAATGCAAATACTTCCAACAAAGAAAATACAAAAGAACAGCTTAAAAATACTAGACTCCAAGCTGCATTATCTAGAATTGGCCTTGTGGATATGGGAAATACAACCCCGCAAAATCAATCCGTAGGTAGCCCTAACAATCAGAATACGCCTATTCAATCACAGCCAAATCCTTCCATTCAAAATAATCAACAAGCGCCTCAAAATCAGCCTAATTCACAACAAGCTGCCAATCTTCAACAACCTATAGAAAATCAAAAAAATGCTCCACAGGTTCCAGCTTATAATCAAAATGATGTTAAGACTTGGCCCGAAGAACAATTGATTAGAATGGCTGGTTATAAAAATGCAAATGACATTCCAGAATTAAAACCATATGCCGAATCTGCTTCTTATGAATTAGACCGAAGAAAAGATCAGAAAATTGCAGATCAAAAGAAAAAAGAATTTGAAGAAGCGGAAAAAACAAAACAATTCAATGCTGATAGAGCTTTCCACACTAAACAAGCTGAAGATGCCGAAAAATTCGTAAGTGGGTTAAGAAAATCTGTTCCTAAGATGAAGAATGCTTTAGCTCTTTCTAGAGATGCTGTTGAATCTGGAGAAGTTGGAAGGTTTTCTTTAGCCAACTTAGCAGAAAGAACGGGTATTCATGAGCTTCAAACTGCTAAAGGCGCTGCATTAGTCACGGCCGGTAAAGAAAATCTATTTGGTAACTTATCTCGCGCATCTGCTAAGGCTCAAAACCAATGGCTTGAACAGAGAATGACCACAATGTTTCCTAGGATTGGTCAGGATGAAGAAGCAAACGAGACAGTGCAAAGCATCTTAGAGGGTGAAGTAGCTCTGGATGAAGCTTATTTGAATGCCTATAACCAATTAGCAAAAGAAGATTGGGAAAAGTATGGTTATGTAAGAGGTGATATAGAGCAAAGAGCACGAGAAGCATTTGCCCCCATGGAAGAAAAGATCGTAGATAAAACATCATTCAAAACTCGCGAAGTTTACGAAAGAGAAAAAGGTCTTACTTGGCTTTCGGAGCATGCTAACCAAAAAGTCTCTAAAGGAACCTATCTAACTCCTCAAATGCTTAAAGTAATGAAAAATAAAGCAGGTGGGGACATTGAAACTGCCATTAAGAACGCTAAAAGACTTGGCTACACTATTCCTAATCAAGAGGAGATTCTAGAATGGCGACAGTAAAAGAAGAGAGTCTTTCACCCGAAGAATTAAGCTTTGCTGAATATGCAGACTCCACCCTTCCAGATATTGCGCCTAAAAAGAAGACCCTTAAAGAATCAATGAAGGAAGTTTACGAAAAGCGCAAATCCAACGTTAATGCAGCTATTAAAGGCGGTATCGAAGGAATGGTCAATTTCGGTAAAATGCTAGGGCCAACTTCAGATAGAAACGCTAAAATTGAAGCTTATCAGAAAGGGGTCGATTATAAAGATCCCGAATTAGCTTTAGCAAGTTCCTTAGAAGAAAAGTTCCCTACAATTGATGACTTCGAGTCTAAAGTTTTACGCAGAGGTGTAAGAAACGCACCTGCATTAGCAGCCGGTGGAATGAATGCTTCGAATGTACTAACTCGATCAGCTCTTTCCGGTGCCACGGGACAAGGATTAGAAGAAGCTGGATTCGGTCCAATAGTGCAAGCAATTGGCGAAGGAGTTGCCTCAATAGCGCCAGATTTAGGAAGGGCTATTCCTAATTTAAGAGGTGGTGGTCAAGCTGCTAGAGAATCTAATGATATAATAGATTTTGGCCGAAGAATGGGAATGAATGAAGAGCAAATCGGTCTATCACTTCCTAAAAATGGCTCTGGTTCTAACTTCTTAACGGACATTGCAGCTAAAGGCGGAAGAACACAAAGAGCCTTTAGACAGGCACGAGATTCTCTTGGTCAAGTTTGGGACGATTTAAGAAGTAATCCGGCAGCTCAACAGCAATTAAATCCACGCCAACAAACTCAGCTTTTCAATAATCTTGGTAATAGAATTAGACAACTTCCCCATGAACAAAGGGCGCGCGCTCAACAAGACTTCATGGATTTCTATAATTCTCCTCGTCGTGGTGAAGATATTATTAATCTATGGCAAGACCTTAATTATTATATCCATAGAGGAGAAAGGGGATTAGGGACAATTAAAGAAGATCTTCAAACAGCTCTTAATCAAATCTCTCCAGAATTCGGAAGAGAATTCAATACATTAAATCGCGCTTACGGAAACTTTTCACAATTAGGCGAAAGAATGGCCCCTGGTCAAATGGAACAATTAATAAGAACTGGGGAAGTTGGCGCATTGATTTCAGGTATCACCACTGGAAACGAATCCCTTTTGAAAAAAGTATTAGGTGCCGTAACAGGTAGACTTGTAGGCAGAGAATTGCTGATCAATCCTAGATTCCAACATCTCGGAACTAGAATGGTTAATGCCATCGAACAAGGATCTCCGGCAGTTGCGCAAAAAGTCTATAATGAAATGCGTAGAGAAATGGAAAAAACAAACAAAGAAGCAGCCGATAAAATGACCGACTTCGACTTTGATGAATATTTCCAATCTCTAGAAAAAGACAAGTCTAGTAATAGTAAAAAAGACAAAAAATAGCGATTGGTATTAGTAAAAATAAAATCATTTTCTTTCCTCCCTAATTCGTTTTATATCTTTTTTTATAAATTTTATCTGTTGCCATGTTAAAATAAATGCCCACACAATAAATTGAATTATCAATGGCAATAACCCATAAATTATAAATTCAGTGCACATATTTTAACCTATTCCGCTTTTCTTAGTTTTTTTTCATCTTTTAACATGCAGCAATCCTTCATATGAAGTGTGGTTTCTACAGCAACCATTCTATATTCAAGTTGGTGCATTTGCGTAGAAATGTTTTCTAGCTTTTTCCAAATAGCTCCGAGAACAACAACAAGAATGGGAATCCCTATTCCTAAGATCCATTTAAAAATCTCTATAGAATTATTAAAGTTGTTGGTGAGAGATTCAATTATCAATTTTGTGTTCTCATCCATTTTGTTAACTCCTTATTTTAAGTATCTTGTGTTAGCTAAATATTATCATTTGTGACAATTTATCGCAATCATAAACTTTTTTTTAAAAAAAATAGTAATATAAATTATTTTAGTGTAATGTGAGCTTATCAAATCTTTCACTCCCAAGGAGCCTTTCTATGCCAACTTTATCACCAAAAGTCACCCCGTATTATGGTGGCGGACAAGCCGTTGACCCTGCAAACGTTCTCAAAACAACTGCAACAACCCCTCCAACTACTCTTACGCAAGATAGATTGGGAACAATCCAGGTTAACAATGCAACTGCTTCCGCATGGCTGCTTGTTTCTAAATCCGGTGGTGTAGATACATGGTTAGCATTGGGTGGTGGAGGAGCAGCTTTCACAGCAGCTTCTTTGACTGCGTCTACAGGAAATATCACAGCAACACTTGGTAATCTTGTCCTTTCTGGAACAGGTTCAGGTTTAGTCACCACACCCACAGTAGTTGCAGCCGGAGCGTCTCCACAGACAGCAAATGGTAGAGTGGGATCTGTTACTTTCTCAGGTGTGAGTATCGCAGCCGGAGCAACTCAATCCTTTACAATTTCTAATACAGCAATTACCGGATCTTCAACGATCTTGCTTATTGTGATGACAGGCGCAACATCAGGCTCAGCCCCTTCAATTCAGTCTGTTGCAAATACTGCTGGACAAACAGTTATTACTGTTACCAATGGTACCGGAGCCACTACAACCGTTGCAAATATTACTTTCACATATCAAGTACTTAACTAAGGAGATTTCATGACAGCAATTTTACCTCAGCTAACTGCTACTCGCCCATGTGGAAAGAAAGATGCTCAAGGGAATTTGATTCCAGATTCTTTTGAAGATTTAGCCTTCCAAGGGGCTTACACCGGCACAAATCTTACATACAAGGGATTTGCCCGAGCCGGAGCATCTACAAGCGCAGCAGTATGGCAGATCGCTTTCTTAACCTATGATGGTTCAAACAACCTTCTTTCAATTCAATGGCCTCAAAACTCTTATGGCGAAGCGAGTACGGAATATCAATTCGTCTGGGCTAATAGAGCGACCTACACTTATTCATAATAGAAAGGGGAATACATGCCGTTTACTTTCAATCCATTCACAGATAAATTAGACTTTTATGCTGCCTCCTCTGGAGGGACAGTAACTAGTGTTTCCGGAACTGCCAACCAAGTTTTGGTTACTAACGGAACAAGTACGGCAGTCATTTCATTGATTGGACCCTATACCCCGACTACATACACCCAAAATGGGGTGTTATATGGAAATGGCACAAGCTCCATTCAAGCAACGGCAGCCGGTACGAATGGACAAGTATTAACGGCTACGACAGGATCAGCGCCTACATGGGCTAGTCCTGCAACTTCCGGGACCGTTACAAGCGTTTCAGGGACAGCAAATCAGGTAAACGTTGCAACAGGAACAACTACTCCGGTTATCTCTCTAATAGGCCCCTATACTCCCGCTACTTATTCTGCTCATGGATTACTCGTGGGGGAAGGCACAGGCTCCATTGTGGCATTAGCAACAGGAACAGCCGGGCAAATTCTGCAATCCGGAGGAGCTACCGGAGATCCAGCTTATAGCACTACAACTTACCCGACTACGAATGCAATCAATACTATTTTATACGCTTCCGCAGCAAATACAATGTCCGCTTTAGCAACTGCAAATGACGGAGTATTAGTCACAAGTTCTTCGGGAGTTCCTTCTATAGACGCGACAAATTTTCATGTATTATCAACAGGTCTACAATTAAAGGGTAACAATACTAATGCAGCTCCTCCGGCAGGTTTCATCGGCGAACAAATTAGCTCAGTAGTCAATTCCGGTGCAGCCGTTTCTTTAACAAGTAGTGTTGCTGCAAATCTTACAAGCATCACTTTGACCGCTGGGATTTGGAATATAAGTTTCGTCGCGGAATTTAGTGGTGGTACGGCTATTACAGAAAGAGACTTGGCAATTGGTCTTACATCGGCTTCGTTTACTGGCACAGTCATAGGCGATAGCCGATTTAATTCAACAGGGTCTAATGGTTCATTCCTAGGTGTAATTCCTGATTATAGATTGAATGTAACGGCAACTCCAATTGTATATGCTGTTGTTGTTTCGACCTATACCGGAGGAAGCGAAGTAGTGTTCGGAAGAATATCAGCGACAAGAGTAGGATAAAATGACTGGTTTAATGCCCCCGGGTCCTCTAGCATATAAAGGTCAACTTGTAGTTAGCTATATTCAAAGACCCTTCCCTCCCACAACAGCTTTTAATGATTTTGATGTGCCAACTATTTGGGTTGATCCACTTCATCAAGAAGCTTATATCTTGGTGGCTAAGCCTCAAGGTGTAGCAGAATGGATATTAATTGGAGGCACTCCCGGGGTATTAGCAACTTTAACGGGAAATACCGGAGGTCCAATTACTCCAATGGCTGGCAATATAAATATAGTTGGGGATGGAACATCTATTGTCTTTGCCGGAAATAACTCAACAGCAACCCTCACAGCGAGTGTATCAGGATCAGTGGCAACAACTTACACGGGAAATTCGGGAACAGCTACGCCTTCAGCAAATAATCTTAATGTCGTCACTTCAAATGCTTCGGTGAAATTTGTCGGCTCTGGGTCGACATTAACCCAAAACTTTGGAGTTTCTAACTTAATCCTAGGATCAAATTATACCGGTTCAGGTGGGGAAAATGTAGGGATAGGAACGAATTGTTTACCTGCCTTAACCACAGGGGTTAGCAATTGTTGCCATGGCGCGTTTTCTGGCTTCTCTCTTACTACCGGAGCAAATAACATTGCGATCGGAACTTCTTCTCTATTTCTTTTAACATCAGGTATTCAAAACGTAGCATTAGGCGGGGGAACATTAGACAATCTCCTTACAGGAAGTTATAATATAGCGATTGGATCGGCTGCAAATACAATTTCCGGAGTGAGTTACACTTCTTCAGAATCTAGTAATATAGTGATTGGAAATGCAGGCGTAACAGGAGAATCGAACACAATTAGAATTGGTACACAAGGATCCGGAAATGCAGAACAAAATACGTGCTATGTAGCCGGGGTGGCAGGTGTTGCCACGACAAATAGTCAGGTTGTCACTGTCAATACTGCAACAGGACAGCTAGGATCAACTCCCATGGCGTCAAGTGGGGCTTGGGTTAAAATCCAAACTCAAACAGCTGCTAATTCACCAACTCTAGATTTTACAACGGGTATTTCGGCCACTTATACTTCTTATGTATTTATTTTAAGCGATGTTTTGCCAACAGCATTTAATGTACAATTAGAAGCTCTTATCTCGACAAATGGTGGTACAAGTTATTTGACTTCTGGGTATCAATCCGGTCAATTAGCAGCATCTTATAATAGCAACGTTTGGGCAAATAATAATGGTACAACAGCAATTTTTGTTTCAGGTGGAAATGTAAATACCTCGGGATCTGGAGTTTCTGGAAATGTGAATTTTTATAACATTACAACTGCCAGTCCACCTGCTTGTCTAGGACTTCTTTATTGGAATAATGGGACTACAAACTTAAACCAAATAGTAGCAAGTAATACAACGACTGCGGGCGTCAATGCATTTAGATGGCTCTTTGGTAGTGGAAATATTGCTTCCGGCACAATTTCACTATATGGGATTCTACCTTAATGAAAAATCCTATCAGCGAACTATGCGCGCCAACTCTCATCTTGAATAAACAAGGCAAAAAGAAGTTTCTATGGGGCGGTTTTAACATGCAACTTTATAGAAAGTGCATGAACTGGTAAAAAAGTTCCCCGTGGAAAAAGAAATAAAAAACTTTTAATCCAAGGATCTTTATGAGAAGAAATTTCATGCCGACTTTAAGTCTTATTTCTGTCCTTTTATTTATGTCTAGCTGTTCTTTCCTTGCATCTCACCCCGAGCAACTTGGAATCATTGAAAAAGAAGCTTTCGAGTTAAGCGAAATATTGATTGAAACTGAGTTTCAAAAGGAGTTTCGCAAATGATCACCGCTTTTCAAATTCCTCCCGATGAAGATGCTATGATAGGCGTTTCACTCGTTCTTTGTATGTTGCTTACTTGTCTTTATTTTTGTGGTATCTAATTCATATTTAATAAATTTATCAAATAATTCATGCCAATTTTGAATGAAATTATATGATTTAGCCTTATGACATAAATAAACAAGCATGCATTGTGATACTACATAATCGTCAAAAGTTGGTGTATCTCTCTCGATGATCATGTTATAAGCTTTAGGGTAGTTTTCCTCTGCAATATTCTGCCAAATGTAATAATCTTTAGGATCTTCAATTTGAGCAAATAAAGCAACCGGAGTTAATAGAACCCACCACAGAAAAGATAAAAACTTCATAAAAGGCCCTCCAAGGCCCGATCTTTAGTTTAACGCATAGAAACTACTCTTTTGCGTTTTAATGGCTCCAATTAAAGATTTGAGGCCTTAGATTTGAAAAGTAGAGGTATGGCCCGTATGCCATACCCCCGTTTAGGCTTGTGGGGGCAAAAATTAAAAACTCCCCACCACTCCTAAGATTCTGTCATGAAAATTTATAGTCCGTCTACTGAAATTTTGTTCTTTCTAAGTAAACTTAATGCCTGTTCTTTAAATCCTTTTTCACTAAAAGATAAGTGAGGAGGATACATAGCACCATTATTTATTTCAAGATAATTTGTTCCTATAGTCACCACTTTGTCGTTCTTGAATTTTTCTTTAAGCTTTTCTATAAAATCATCTTCGCTTTTTACGCCGTTGGATGTCTTATTTTTTGCTCTCTTTTGTTTTTCAATGCGATCAATATTATTCAATAATCCACTCGGGGATTCTATAGTTAAACTCCAAAAAGGATCATCAAACACCCAGTCGATTATAGTTTTTATTTCTGTGGGCGTTCTAAGTTTCAATAGTTTTTTGGTGTTTTTGATCCATACGGGAGTAATAGTCTTGGTAAAATTAGGGGACTGCTCCATAATCTTGCCCATCAAATAATCACACACCTTTTTAGGTAATTCATCTAAAGAAGAATTATTTTGGGGGTTTGGGGGCGGAGCCACCAATTCTTCTTTTTTTTCTATTTTTTTTATTTCTATATCTTCTCTTTCTATACTACTATCTATTATGGTAGAAGAATTTTTCCACCCCCCTGGAAATTTTTTTCCACCCCCCTGGAAATCAGTTACTCTTCGTAAACTTTTTTTGATTCCCACAGAGAGAAAGATATGTCTTTGCCAATTTATCCCATGTTTTGTTGTCTGAATTTCCAGATATCCAAGTGAGCTTAATTTTGATAAAAGTGATGATACTGTTTTTTCGCAACAATCCATCAAATTTGCCAAATAACCATTAGTTGCATAGCAATAACCATGAGCCCTTGTCAGTCCTTTTACAAAAGCAAAAAGTCGAATGGCGGAAGAATCTAATTCCTTGTCCATAAACATGACCATGGGGATTGATATTTCAAAACCGAAGTCATTAGGATTAATTTCTTTATTCATTAGATCCCCCCTCGACTTTAACCAATTTTCCTTCTTTTAAAAGATCATTTATTATTTTATAGAATTTTTTTTCTTTTATAAAAGGAAACATCAAATGGATTTTCTCCGATTCATAAATATGAAAGGCTCGATCAATATTACTTAGAATAATGGCTTTTTCAAAGCCATAAACTTCAATTTCATCGGAATTTATCACTAAATTTTTGTAATAGGCTGAGGATCTATGGACATGAAAAGTCATTTTAAATTTCCTGTTGTTTTTGGATCATTGACCCTAGGAAATTCGACTTTCTTCAGATTTTTTTCACTTTTTATTGCGATTGATGTTGCAATAAATTCGAGATGGTGTATAATAAAACCATCCTTTAGTGATAAGTATCTTGGGAAGGCTAGTTCCTAAGTCTTTTGCCCTCAATTGGCACATACCGATTGAGGGTTCTTTTTTTAATCCTTTTTTTTAAATTGAGTTCACATTACCTCAAGAATGTTTTTATTGCTAGAAATTTCGGCTTGTGCTATTTTTTTTCCTTAAAACCGGAGGTAAAAATGCATAATTTAACATTATTCGATAAAGTGTCCGAACTTAGTGATAAATTTAAAAGTCTGTTCATCCAAAAGAAAAAAGTTGCTTCATTAGAGAATTTCTCTTCAGTCGCTCCATTCGAACACAAAACCTATCTCACTTTAATAAAACGTTGCATGGGGGATGGATTTTTAGGGGAAAAGGAATCGGATTTCCTAAACTATATGCTTGATCGCTATGAAGTGAATTTTCTAGAATGGTCTCATAAGACTAAATGGCTAAAGAAAGAAATGGGAAGAATTGCCGAAGAAAACTACAAGGTTAATAAAGTTGAGCAGATGACATTCAATTTTGATAAGAAGCATCAACAGATTGCATCAAACATTCCAGCTCACATGCTGAATAACCAAAAACAAAACGTCCGGAGAATTTAATGTCACTATTTGAGATTAGCGTTGTAATTTGCCTATTGGCTCTTTGTGTAAACATTTATTTTCAAATGAAGCATCTTCACGAATTAGAAAATCTTTTAAAATTTAGAGATGATTTTTTTAGAGAAGAATTTGAACGATCAAATGACAATCAAATAAGAATGTTGCAAGAAATCGAAAAGCTACGAGGACAATTGATAGAAGGATTCTTTCAGATTTCTAGAGGATTCAGTGATTTTCGAAATCTTAAAGATAAAGAAATACCCACAGAAAAAAAACAGCGAAGCGAAGAACAAAGAAAAGCTGCCTCTGAAAAGAGAAAAGAATGGTGGGAAAAGAAACGTCAGGCGAAAAACTCCACTTCACCTGACGCCTCATAAAACTAGACCGCTATACTCTCAAGTGGTTGGGTTTGTTTAAGCACGTAATTTGAATATGCGTGCTTAAATTTTGGTAAGATGTCCTTATGAAGGATTCCCGGGATTATTTCTTCTACGGTCCTTTCTTTTTTCACAGCACATTCTTTCAAGTACTGATCTAGAAAATCAATGCAAATGGACTCACCAATCAAATGACTTTTTAGAATTTGATAGGGAGTTTCTGGCTCGTAAACATCAAAAACTTTAGGGTCACTCGTTTGATCTAAAGCGATCGATTCTGAATAAATCGGAGGGGAGATTTCTATACTTGTCTGATCTTCTACCTCTAGAGATTCTACATTCATTTCGTCAGCATCATAAGCGATAGCCAAATCAGAAAATAGAATGCGAAACAGATTCCTAACGCATGCAGAATATAGCATTTGTTTTGTGTGTTGTCTCCAATTGTCTTTACCTGTAAGTCCGGCCTGTTTAGCTTCTTCGATGGTATATTCATACTTTAGAGAGTCTCCATTGTCTTTGCGTTGTCCTATGATCACACATTTTTGGGCTGTCATTTCGATAACTTTAATGCTATGCCCTTTTCTCCGGGCTAGGGCTGTCATAAAGTGCGCCCCCATGTTGATTTTCCCCTTAACGATGTAGAAACCACCGTTCAGCGCTACCAATGGATCGATGCCTAATGATTTAGCAGTAAAGAATATGTTGAGGATTGTAGCCTCATTATAATCTGTTCCGTACTTCCCGGACTTAACGGCAATAGCTGCCATGGTCTTTAATTGGGTCATATCTTGTTCCGGTGTTTGATATCTTACTAGTGATGTCATAGTGTTACCTAATCCTTAATTTTGTTGTTGTTTCTTGTGTTATTGTTATTCCGGGAATCTCTAAGACTCCCATTTTTACCGCTTCTTCTACCTTATCCATGTCTACCATTAGATACTTCAAAGGTACTTTGCTTATATCTTCTACAATGAACTTATTGACCGTCTTTGAAACTGTCATAGCCCCTTCTCCTCTAACGGACTTTTCCATAACAGGAATGTAGAGCTCTCCTTCCGCATCGAACATAGAAGCTATCTCTTTTAGCTTCTCGTCTTCTTTTTGTTTTTGTTGTTCTAGTACTTTAATGTAACTATTTGTCTTTACATTGGCAATCTCAATCACTTGATCTAAGGAATCAGTTAACTGTTTTGCCTTATCGTTAATCTTGGCCGTTTCCTTTCGTAATGGCTCTGTCATTTCCTTGCGCTTAGTATCGATGATCTTCTTCCATTCACGAGCTTTAGAGTACAAAGAAGTGATCTCGTCATAGCTTTGCTTATCTGAAACTATTAGATTCTTCGCTAAGGATAAAGTGCCATGGATTATCTCCATGACAGCTAAGGGATTCTCAAATTTAGTAACCGATGACATCGTATTCCCTCCCTTCATCTTCGTAGTATTCTGGTTCCGGTAACTCAAATGTTTCATCACAATCCTCACAGTAGAATTGTGAACATTCTAATTTAATAAATTCGTTGCAGCAAGGGCAGTTAATTTCCACCACTTCTTTCACATAAGGTTCTAGCAAGTAATCTAACATTTGTCACCATCCTTTTTTACAGATAGGAAGCTTATATCCACTAAACCTAAAGCTTTGCTCAAGTGTTGAAGTAGGATTTTTTCAGCGTCTATTGTGGACTTTAAAGATGATAAATTTTTATCACAACCTAAAAAGTTGTTTACTTGATTATCTATTTCGTCTATGTTGATGTTGATGGTCTGATTTCTCATTTCGGATCTCCTTTTTTTTCTCTCTTGGTTACCCTCTATTAGATTCGCAGTCTAGTAGAGGGGTTTTTATTGTTGATAGCTCTATATTATCGGAAAGGATAATTTACCACAATCACTTTCTTCTCTTTTTCTTCTTTTTCTTTATTTTGCCAGAATTCATCTACGGCAAGTAGTGCTCTATTCATAGTATTTTGATCAAACTTGTACTGAAAAACTTGCGGGACATCTCCTTTCTTGTCTAGTTTTACAAATAGATAAGTGTTAGCGATACTCTTACCCTCTGACTTGATTAAGTAAGCGTATAAGTGCGCCTGAAGTGTCCAAGACAACTTAGATTCAATAGCAGATGTCTTGAAGTCCACAAGTACCGGCAATGTATCTCCGGGCGGAAGTATCAAGCTATCTATCTGTCCCGTTAACCTTTTCTCTTTGTTGTAGTACCTTTGCTCGGAAGCAATGAACTTTACCTCAAGATAGTTACGCCAAATTTGGTAACTTCGAAAGTATCCTCGTTCATCGTCTTTTAAAATAGGGCATTCGCCCTCGATGTCGTCCGCAATAGCCATGTGTACATTAGTACCTATTCTTTGCTTATTTTTTAATACTTCGGGGTCAATATGGGAAAAGTCCGCAAATGGCTGCAAAACTTCTGTCACTCTCGCATATAAAATGCCTTGATGTTCTTTCATTTTAAAAACTCCTTTTTTTCATGTTGACTTTATCATGGGTCTTAATTATCGTAAAAGAGAAAAAACACAAAAAAGAGGAGAATATGAACTTAAAAGAGTTTTTGATTAAAAATAGCATGGACATTCAGCAATTTTCTATAGAAAGCGGAGTTCCTGCCCCTTCACTTTATAAAATCATTAGCGGTGATAGAAAAGCCAGTCTAAAAAATGCTTTGAAAATAGAAAAAGCCACTTCTAATCATGTAACAGTTGAGGAGTTGTATGGAACAGAAGGAGGTTAGTTTTAAAGGGCTTAGCCAATGTGCTAGATACGGTAAAGTTTCCCGGAATAGTATCTATCTTGCTATCAAAAGAAAGACTCTTAAAGCCACTAAAAAGGGAAGAAATTGGATTATTTTAAAGAGCGATTACGATGAATATAGGACTTACAAATACAACTATCAGACAAAAAAAGTACAAGGAGAAATGGTCTTTGATCATTCACAGGGACACTTTAGCATTCAACAGGTTTCCCAAGTGATTAGCCATTGTCTTAAGAAACATTACCCAGTTCAGAGAATCTATTACCTACTAAGAAAAGGTACACTAAAAGGTATTCGAAAAGGTAATTGCTGGGTGATAAAAAAAGAAGACGCTACATATCTTTTACACGAGGAGTTAGCTAAGAATGAGTGAAAATGAACAAGTAAACATCGATAACGTTCTTCTTCTTCTTAGTGAATTTGCAAATCGTATCCAAAGATTCCGCAGATTCCATAACACAAACGATACTGAAATCACTTTTGCTTTTTGCAGTGGTGTATTTAGCATGATGGAAATAAACGATTTAGGACTTAAGGAAGCGATCGAGTTTTTCGAAAGAAGTTACGTTCTCTATATCCAGGAAAAAGATTCACAGGAGATTGAAGAATAAAAATGATATGAAGTAAAATTTTTCTTCCCAAAAAATCTGAACTTCTATATTTCTTGGCATTAATTTAAAAAGGAATATAGATGTTTCAGTTTGAGATCTTAGGTAATCCTATACCACAGAAACAAACACGCTACTGTAATAAGAATGGAAAATCATGGATGTTCGATCCATCCCAAAAAGACAAAGAACGCATTCAATGGAATATTAAACCATTCGCCCCCACGGAGCCTTTACTTGGTCCAGTAGAACTTACGATCGCTTTCTTCATGCCCATTCCTAAATCTGCTTCAAAAGCTTTACGCCTTCAAATGCTTAATCGAGTTGTCTTACCTAACAAGAAACCAGATGAAGACAATCTAGCTTATCTCGTTACTAATGCATTAAAACGGATTGTTTACGAAGATGACAAACAGATTTGCGCTAAGCACGTATACAAGTTTTATAGTGATAAACCGAGAACGGTGATTCAAGTTAGAGCCATTCAAGAATGTAAAGCCATGGGGTATCAGGATGCGAGTGATTTTTGATAAAGACGTAGAGTTTTCAGACTTTATCGAGATTATCTTAACTCAAGATGAGCTAGATAAGCTCTTAGATAATGGAGTGACAAAAGATTTCAAAACGGATTTTGAAGGTAATAAAGATTTAAACATTTCAATATATGTCGGCGACGACGAGGATTAAGGATTGCAATGAGCAATATGTTTATTATGTATCAAAGAATGACACATTGGACACAAAACCATAAGATTTTCTTTTTTATTGTTTTTTCTATTTCCATCTTTATGATGTATCCCCAATATGTCAATTACTTCATCATAATTGCATTTTTCACATTTATTAATCATATTTTCTTTAATCATTTTTTTTCGGACTGTGGAATATTTTGGAGAAAAAACTTCTCTTTGAGGTTTTTTTACACATTGAATCGAGCAATATTTTCTTTTTTTACAATTGGAATCAAAAAAAATTTTATTGCAATACAAGCAATTGAATTGTTTGCTTCCTTTACCGATTTGAGATCTATGATAGCATATTTTAGAACAATATTTCGCTTTATTTACCCTAGAGGAGATATGTTCAAATTCTTTCCCGCAAAAACCGCAAGGAGCTTTTAATTGAATTCTTTCCGCTTTTGCTTTGCACGATCTAGAACAATATTTGGAAGTCTTTTCCAAATAAGGTTTAACTTTATAAATAACTTTACAATAACAACATAACATAGGTACAGACATGCCACTCCTTAAAGGTAAAAAGAATATAGGAAAAAACATTAAAGAAGAAGAAAAAAATCATCCTAAAAAACAGGCAATTGCTATTGCTTTAAATGTTGCGGGTGAAGGCAAAAAACATTCTAAAAAGAAAGGAAAATAATATGTGCTGTAATAATAAAACACTTCGGGCCAATCCTAAAAATTCTTATGTTATTTGTGGAATTAACAATGATGGCGAAAAAGAAATTATTGTACCTATGAAAAAACCTGAACATATCTTTGGTTTCGGTCACGGAAGGTCAGCGGAAGATTATATGTATGATTTAGCAGATGTGAAAAACTATATTAAAGAAAATCTAATGAATAAATTTAAATCTATTTATATAACTAAAATCATTGAAGGTATTCATATCTCAATGAATTCAATGTATGAGGGTAAATAATGTTAATACGATGGACATTTTTCTTTGAAGAAGGAAACGTTAAAACAGACGTGAAAGAGGAGAAAGAAGATGCGAGAATTTTTGATTTTGTCAACGATTCCTCAAGTAGTGTTTTGCTTTTGCCTGGTGATGGAACGGACCTTTATGTTAATCTTAATCACGTCAAATGCATTGCTAGACAGATAGTTGATGAAGAAGCCGAAAAGAAAGCTCTAGAAGAAGCGCAAAACGCTATCAATAAAGCTGAATTCTCTGACGGACAACCCGAGAAGGTGGCATAATGAAAATAGGGATTGCTTTTATCGATTGGTTGCATTATTATATTGATCTATTCTTGCAATCCCTTTTCCGTATAATTTTAGTGCCAAATTCGAAGGACAGAGACGCCTTTTACACTACATAAGTGTTATTATCAGTCCCGATACATTTGATTTTATATAAAATTACGAGTTCACAATGAAGAAAAAACCTACTTTCAATAAATGCAATGTAACGAGCTTCGATCCAGTTGCTCTTCATCTTAGAGACAACGAAGAAAGACTTCGCTTGCTAGAAATGGAAGTAAAGAAATCACATGTTTATGTAGAAAGATGTATCCGATATGAAGCAGATTCAATTTATAGAAGAAATGAAAGTGATGCTCAAGAACAAATCATTTTTTATCTAAGAAAAAAAATACAAATTCTTACTGAGCAATTAGCTAATGAAAAAGCCAAGTATTGAGCCAAATGACGATTACTTAGAGCTGATACCTTGGCATAGACGCTCGTACATTTCACAAGTAGAAAAAGATAAACTTAATCCCCCACCAAAGGACAAAAAATGTCGGAACAAAAGAAAGAAATTCCACCTACCGAAGTATCCCTAAAGTACATGGCTTGGAACATAAAAGAGATCAGCGAAAACATTAAAAAGATGACGGAGATTCTTAGTGTATTTGTACAAAAAACTCCTCCGTCCGATAATATGCCATTCTAGTTATTAGGGGTGAAATTCCCCTTTTTTACTCTTTCCGCTACTTCTTCCATTTCACTCACTTTTTCTTTAAATCCTTCTATGTCGCCATGAACTAAGTAGGGCATTAATTCACTACTGGTTTTACTTAGATAACACATAATTAAATCGGCCAATAGGGCATTAACTTCGTTTGGCTTAAGCTTGTTTTTGTTCTTTATACATTCAATGTATAGGAATATGTTTTCGTTCATTTAGTTTCCTTCCTTTTTTTGAATAGAGATTCTTCCTTTCTAATCATTTTTCTGAGCTCTTCCAATCTTTCGGAATCACTTAAGGATTTTAAGTGTTTTACAGTTTGAAGAACCTTTTCGCATTCTTCTTTTTTGGTAAGGTTCATTTTTCTTATCCTCTTTTAATGATACATTCTTTCATTCTTAAAGCTAAGCTGGCTGCTCCGTAATGCCATAATTCTTTTTCTTTGTATATATCTTCGCCTGTTTCGATCCATTTGTTAAAATAGCTCATTCCTAATCTAGTATTTATATTGTATTCGTAATCTAACTCAATTAAAATATTTGTAACTGTCATTTTCTTACCCTTTACAGTTGTTTTTGTTGTTTATGCTTACCATTATCGCAAACGATAATTAAAATGTCAATACTAATAATTATTTTAATGATAAAATCACGTATTTACAACAATTAACCTAGGAATAGCTATGGCAAAAGAAACAAAAACAAAGAAAAAATCGCTTCCACAAGTAGTTAAGAAGAAGTTCGGAGGGGTGCAAGAAGGTTCCGGGAGACCACCAACTATTTTAGATGAGAGAATGCTTTATAAACTAGCTCAAAGCATGCTTTCCGTAGAGGCTATAGCTAATATCATGGACACAAGCGCTGATGTAATCTATGCAAGGTATTCCGATACTTTGCACAAGGGAAGAAACGATCGCAGGCACACTTTAGTTCAGGCTATGTGGCAGAAAGGCCTTGAGGAGAAAGACACAAAAATGTTAATTTGGTTGAGCAAACAACATTTGGGTTACAAAGACATACAACCCGAAGAAGCTCAACAGATGCAGTTTAATATTATGGTGAATGAGGTGCCTAAATGAAAAGAAAAATCAATCCGCTTGATGATTCACCAATACATTTTATTAGGCACAGCAAATTATCAACACAAGGACCAATGGACACATTAAAAAAGCACATAGACACAATAATCATTCTCGGAGCTTTTGCGAGCTCTGTGCTATGGATGAATACGAAATTCAATGACATTGATCATAGATTCAATGAACTTGAGAAAGAGATTGCCGTGGTTAAGACAGTCTTAATTATGAGAGATATTATGCCAAGGGAATTGGCGAAGGATCATGAATGAGCCTACTCACAATTCTTAAAGAATCCGAATGCTCATGCGATGAATGTAAAAGCATGTGTAGACGCCCTTGTTGGGGAACACCTAATGAGATAAGGAAGATCATTGATGCGGGGTTTGGCGATAGGTTGATGGTGGACTACTGGTGTAATACAATGTTTGATGACATTGAGATTCTTTGCGGAGCTTTAAAGGGTTACGAGGGAAAGGCAGCCCCTTTCATTCCTGTTAGCGATAGTGGTTGTTCTTTCTTTAAGAATGGCTTGTGCGAGTTACATGATGAGAAGCTAAAGCCATGCGAAGGTAGATTAAGCGTTTGCACAAGCAATGGGGATGACATAGATGGACTACACAAAGAAGTAGCTATGATGTGGGATAGTGAAGAGGGTAGAGAATTAGTAAAAGGATGGAGAGATAAATATGAACGAAGATGAAGCAATAAAAAGAATAAAAGAGATTGAAGATAGCGGAGTTATAGAAGAATTTAGAGATTTAGTAATGGCAATATCTCTTAAGCATAAAATTCACTTTAGTGAAATGATTGCTGTAATGCTTCAATCATACATTGATGGTATTTTAATACTAGGTTTTGATGAGGCATGGGTTGATAGAGCATTGATAAACATAAAGGAAACTTGGAAGGAAAGTTATGAAAGAAAGAACAACTGAGGAAAAGGAAATGATATTTGAATTATTTAAAGAGGAGATTATGTGTTTTTCTCTTAAACAACGCTTGAATATCAAAGAAGGTATGGAATTTAGTGTTAATCTATTCCTTCAAACCGCTGTGATGTGCTTCAAAAGTAAAGAAGATTTTGCAGGGTTGTTGGATGAATTAAAGCATAATTTTAATGATAGATACGATAACCGAGAAAAGTATGAGGGGATAGATTAGATGAGTGGTGCAGTAACAAGTAAACCTTTAGTAATTCCGGCATTCGTGCTCTGTCACAAATGCAACGAGCCTACGAGGGCAAGTAAAGAGC